TTTTAGTAAATTTGCAGGTTATACTAAAGAATATCTTATTTTTGATAGCAATTTATATAAAAAAGATTATGGTATAAAATTAGACGATTTATTTACTTTACAAAATAGTAAAACTTTTGCAGAACAAAAAGCATTAGATACACCTAATAAAGACTTTACTAAAGAAATAGATAATTCTGAAACTTTATTTGTAGCTACCTCTACTTTATCTGGTTCTCTTTTTAGTTCTATTTCAAGTTTATCATCTGCTTTATTAAGCGGTGTTTCTGCTAATGATATTTTTACTGAAGGTTTTTATGATGAAATAGTATCTGAAGTACCATCAGTTAGTACCTTTTTTATACCTCAAGTAAAAAATAACTTTACTGTAAAAGGTACAATAACTGAAAATAATGAACATTTTATCAATAGTTTTGATTATGATGTAATGGATTATAGAAAAGTTATATCAGTAACAGATTTTGAAGAAGGGTCTACTACAGGTATTAATACTTTGTTTACTATTGAACAGACGTTAGCTCAACAAACATACTTTAGCTATGCAATGGGTAATTATGGTTTTGATTTAATTAGTTGGTATACACTTAAAAACTGGCTTGAAACAAGAGAAAAATTGTTAGCAACACGCCGTTCATTTACTTTTGATGAAAGGACTCAAATTTTAAGAATGTTCCCTCAACCGAGATCTAATAGAAGTAATGTAAGATTTTATGGAGTTATTTCATGTTATGTAGAAAGACCTATTAGAGATATTTTAAAAGAACTATGGGTGTATCAATATTCATTAGCTTTAACTAAGATAGCAGTAGCTAACATTAGAGGTAAATATGGAGCAGTGCAATTATTCGGAGGAGGTTCATTAAACTCTACAGACTTAATGACTCAAGGTTTAGCTGAAAAAGAAAAATTAGAGAATATTTTATATACTGGAGCTGCTCCAGGTCAAGGGGATGCAGACCCTCCTCTATTTTTCGTTGGTTAAAATATTATTTAGCTTCAAAAACTTCAATTAATTTTTGAATAACTACGCTTGCATCTTTAATATCAATAGATTCATTTTGAGTTGAAGTAGATTCAACTTGCAAATTTTCTTCAGTTTCATAATCCCCATATACATCTTCATCATCATCAAAAGATAAATCTATTTCTTCAGATTCATCCTCTTCAACTACTTGAGTTATTGGAGTTGTAACGCCTATATCGGTTAAAATTATGCTTAATAATTGATTTGTAAAATTTTCTTCTTTAGCTCTTCCTACAAAATCTATTATTTCAGACTGAGTAAACTTTCCTTTCAGATCTAATATAGGATTTTTATAACTTGCATAAGTTAAATGAGGTAAATATTTAACAGTAATATCAGCTGAATCTTTTATTAAATAGTAAGCACCCTTTTTATTTATAGTTACACCTGTATCAGGTTTTTCAAATGCTATTTTTGCCGGTCTTAATAAATTTTTTTGTCTTATTTGACTATTTTTAATGATTTTCTCTTCAAATGTCATAATTATATTTATCAAAAAGAATAATAATTTTCGCCAAGGTATTTTTAAACCTATAAATTCAAAAAAATATATAGGTAAAGGTACACCTACCTATCGATCAGGTTGGGAATTAAAATTTTTTAGATGGGCAGATATGAATGAAAATATTATTGCATGGGGTAGTGAAAATATAATTATACCTTATTTGAATCCTTTAGATAGTAAAGTTCATAGATATTTTGTAGATAACTATATAGTTTTTAAAGACAAAGAAGGTAATAAAAATAAATTTTTAATTGAAATAAAACCAAGTAAACAGACGCAAAGACCAACTAAAACTAAATATAAAAAACAAAAAACTATTTTATATGAAAGAAAAATGTATATTCAAAATACTGCTAAATGGAAAGCTGCTAATGTGTGGGCTAAAAAAAATGGATGTAAGTTTTTAATACTTACAGAGAAAGAATTGAACATATAATTGAATAATACACATTCCCTACTAAATACCTTATATGTCGTTAGTATGTCAAGTTAATAATGTTGATATAGATTTAATTTATTCTGAAACTATAGAAGAAAATATTATTTCTATAAATAGCAAAAAAGAATTATTCTTTGATGTATATGAATGTGTTCTTAATAATAAAAAATTAATATTAGAAAAGGTAGGGGAATCTGATTTAGGTCCTAAAGTTTTATTAGAAGTTAATATCGACGGTAAAAAATATTCCGCTGAAGCTATTTTAGTGGATAACGGATCAAATTACGTTGAGTTAAATAAAGAAAATATATATTTTATTAGAAAAATACCTAATCAAAAATTAGTAAAAGAAGAATCTTTTGAAGAAGAAAATATAGAACCTGAGAATAATTCATCAGATAATATAGAAATTAATTATGAAAATATTATTGAACATCATGTTAATAATAAATTAGTTTTTCTTCATGAATTAGAAGAACAGTTTGAAGAAAAAATAGTATCTTTAAAAGATGATATATCAGATAAATTAGACTTATTCTTTGAAAAATTAGAAAATAAAAAAAAAGTAATAATTGAAGAAAAAGTTGAAGAAATAACTTTAGAACTTGATGAAAAATTTAAAGTTTTAAAAACTGAATTACACGGAGTAGAAGATTTTAGCAAAAAAAATATTGATACTATTTTAGAGAAAAAAATAAAAGAAATTGATAGTAGTGTTAATTTATTTTTAGAAGGAATAACTAAAGAATATAAAAATAAAATTATATCGAGTGATAAAAAAATTACTCATAATTTTTTAGAATTAAATTCAATTAAAGATAAATTAAAAGAAAATAATAGTATTAATGATAAAAAATTTAAAGATTTAAATCTTTTAAAAGAAAAACTTTTAGAACAAGATGAACTAGTTTTAAAAAATAATGAACTATTAAAATTTATAAATGAAGAGTTTGAAAATATAAATGATAAATTTTCTAATTTATCAGAAGAAGAAAGTAAAAAATATAATGAGTTATTAGCTGCTATTAATAATAAGGACGTAGTTGAATATAAAACTATTTTAAAAGAAAAAATTCAAGATGTAGAACTTACTCATATTAAAGAAGCATTACAAGAAGATATAACTAATGCTTTACAGGGTGATATAGTAGCTTTAAAAAGATATGTTGAAATGTCATCTGGTGGTGGTACCGTCGCAAAACAATATGCAAGAGGCGGTACTATGGATGGTGACTTAAATGTTACTGGGAACTTTTTATCAGGAGGGCAAAATTTATTAGACGTTTTTGCAACTGAAGACCCTCCTGGTTTGCAAGATGTTACTAATATTGGAAATACTACTACAAATTTAATTAGTTCAAATAATACTATAATTGCAAATACTATAAAAGCAGACAATATATTATCTGCAACTAATTTAGATATAGGATTTGAATTATCAGGTTTTAATGTTACTGGGAATATATCAGCTAGTGGAGGTTTAAGCGCTGCTAATATTAATGTTTCAGGAGATATATTACCATCTGAAACGACCACATTTAATATAGGTAGTTCAGCTTCAAGATTTAAAGATATATTTCTAGCAGGAGATACAATTCATTTAAGTGGTACAAAAATTAGTACTGATAGTGATGGAGATATAGAATTTAGAGATTCTAATAATTTAACTAAAAGAATTAAAGCATCTGAACTTGTATTAGAATCTACAAATGACCCTAACAATGATATTGTATTTAAAGTTGACTCTCAAGGTAATCCTGAGTTTCAAAAAAGACGAAGATTAAATCCAAATATTATTGAACCTTCTGTTACTATTAGTGATATAGTATCTGCCGTTCAAGTCCGCGTTAGGGGCAATGTTGGTATAGGTACTAATTCTGAACGTCTTCCTAATAAACCTTTGACAGTTATAGGTGATATATCAGCAACCAATACAATTACTTCTTTAGCAGGTCATTTTACAGATGCAGTTGGTATAGGAACTACAACACCAACGCATGCGTTTGATATAAAGGATGTTTTTAGCGCTGATGGCACTATGAGAGCCATGATTGAAAGAACTACGAGTGGTCAAGTTTCAGTTGATTTAAAAAATACCGTAACCAAGTTTAGACAAATAGTAGATGGGAACGCAGCTTATAAGATTTTTGATGGTAATAATGCTGCTACTAGATTTACGATTGATTCGTCTGGTAATGTTGGTATAGGAAGAACAGATCCAAGTAAATTATTAGATATAAAAGACGGTGATTTTAGAATTTCTTCTACTGAACCAAAAATATTTTTAAATGACACAAATAATAATTCTGATTTTAGCATTAAGAATAATAATGGTAATTTTCATATTTCTGATACAACCAATGGGCCAACTAGACTGGCTATTGATTCTATTGGTAGAGTTGGTATTGGAACCACATCACCTAATGAAGCTTTAACTGTTGTGGGTGATATATCAGCTAGTAATAATTTAATAACACCTGCTCTATCGACCGAAGGTATAGATGCTAAATTTACTGATAATGTAACTATAGCAGGAGATTTAGATATTGGTTTTCCTAATGAAAATGAAGATCAATGTATAGTAATACATGGTCGTAATAGCTCTGGTAAAAGAACGGAATTAAAGCAAGATGGAAGTACATTTTCTATTTCACCCCAAGTAGGTAATCAAACTTTAATATTAGGTAGTGGTTCTAATAACATAACTTGTATGTGCGGTAATGCTTCACATGAACTAAGAATACCTAATAAAGTTACCATAGGTACAACAGGTGGTGCTGAAAAATTAACTGTTTCTGGTAATATATCAGCAAATGGAAGTTTATCAGCTGCTAAAATAGTTATAGGTACAAATAATACTTCAACAGGAATTTTAGCAACTGTTGCTGGTGGATGTTCTAATTTAGCTACTGGTAATTCTTCATTTGTAGGTGGTGGGGTACAAAATTGTGCTTTAGGCAATGAATCAAGTGTTGGAGGCGGTCAATATGTTAGAGCTTGTGGAAATAGATCAGTTGCAGTTGGAGGTTATTCAAATTGTGCTACAGGTTTTCAATCATTTGTAGGTGGAGGTAATACTAATAAGGCATGTGGTAGTAACTCCACTGTAGCAGGCGGCAGCTTAAATACAGCTAAGAAGATACACAGTTTTGTAGGTGGTGGATATTACAATTACAATAACGGTAACTATGGAGTTATAGGTGGTGGTATTGGTAATGGTATTAATGCTGCTGGAAATTATTCAGTTGTTGGTGGGGGTAATGGTAATGTAACTCAAGGAAATAATTCTGCTATAGTTGCAGGGCACTATAACAGAGCTTGCGCAGCATGCTCTTTCATTGGCGGTGGAGGTCAATTATATAAAGGTAATATTACAAGAGGTATTTTTTCAAGTATTGTTGGTGGTAGAGAAAATATGACTTGCGGTACTTTTTCATTTATAGGTGGAGGTGAATGTGTAAAAGTACTAAGTGCACATGATTTTATCGGAGGTGGTTTTTCAAATACTACTGCTGGTTCAGCAGCAGTTGTAGTAGGTGGTCGTAATAATCGTGCATTTGGATTAACATCATCAGTAGTTGCAGGTAGCGCTAATGATAATTTTGGTTTATTTAGTTCAATTTTAGGTGGCTGTTCGAATCGTATAAGTCCAGGTCATGATAGTTCATTTATTATAGGTACCAGTTTATCATCTAATGCTGCTTGTACAACGTTTGTTAATAATTTAAGTACTCCTGGTGCAATTGATAGTTGCTCAATAACTTCTTCAGATGGATATAAAGTAGGTGGTGGTTCTATTATAAGTTGTAGTACATCATTTACACCTGCATTATCTGATAATGGTAGAACTATCTTAATAAATACCTCTAGTGATACAGTTACCGTTACTTTTACCCCTAAAATTTCGGGATACTCAGCTAGATTTATTAAAGAGGATGGCGCCGGCCCAGTTGTATTTAGTGCAGGTACAGGTTTAAGTGGATTGTATAGTTATCAGGATAGAGATCAAATGAGTATAATTTATGCACAAGCAGATATTTTTTATAAGAATGAAAATATTGCATTTTTAGGAGGTAATTTACAATGATAGGAAGAACATTAGGACCACAACCATTATCAACATCTAATCTTGCTAATTTTTTCTATACAAGACCTACAGAGTTTTTAGATTTAGCAACAATACCTAGCCCAGGTGTTACTGAGATGTTTACATTTTTAGTTGCAGTTTTTCCAGTTTCAGGTTATAATTCACCAATCTACGATAATTCAATTATGGGAGCACCTACTTTATCTGCAGTTAATAATGTTGCTTTGCACGTTGATTGCACTAATAGTAGTAATTTTACAGTTGATTGGGGTGATGGTACTATTGAAAATTATGCAACGGGTTCTGACGTCTTTCATGCATATGATTATAATAGCTTACCTGCTTCTACTGAATTTAGAGGTTATAGGCAAGTAGTTTTATCAGGGTTCCCGACAGGTGAAAATAGTAAATTTCAAGAAGTTAAAACTGATTTAGACGGACCATTTACGCCTGGGTTTACTAATGAAACTAATAGAAATGGTTCAAATTTATTAGATATTGAAATTAGTAGTGGAAATGCAACGTCAATGGATATAGGAGGTAATTCTAGACCTCATAAAATGTGTGAAAGAGTAGCTTTATATAATACATCGAGCAATAGATTAATTAATCCTCAAGCAGGGTTTTGGGCTGGTATGGCTAATTTACAAGAAATAGTTCATGTACCGTATATGCATGAAGATACAACTGAATCTCATTCTGAGGTTTTTAGACATTGTTATAAAATAAGATTTTTGCCTGATGATTTTGCCGACCCAGATAGATATTGGTTTTGGAATTCTACTAGTATGTATTTTAGTTTTGAACAATGTAATAAATTAGAATACCTACCTGAAGGTATATTTACCGGTAGTGGTCATATAACTGAATTATCAAACGTCCAAGATTACAGGTATATGTGGAGATATTGCTATAAAATATGTTATATACCTGAGCTACCTACTAGGACCTCTGGTGGTAATATTCGCGTTCAGTCAATGTTTCAAGATTGCCAATACTTAAAACGTTTACCTAAAAATTTTAAAGCTAATAATGTAACTTCTTCTTCAAGTGGTGGTTTGCAAAATATGTTATATAATACGTTAAGACTTGAAAGTTTTGGTGATTGGAATTTATTAGATATGGATTCTACAGCTAAACAACCTAATTCTATTTCTACATTAGGTTATAGATATAATTGTATGCGAGATACAGCACAAATAGTACCATGGGATGGTATTGCATTAGATGTAATAAATAGCGGGACTGTAATTAGCGCTGCCGTGGGTGCTTGGAGACCTACTAGAGGGCCTCAATTCTTTGCTAAAGAATTTTATGATTCAGGTTTTATAGACTTCACTAATATGATAGATTTAGAAAGCGTGTTTAATGGTAATTATTGTATAAAGCATTACCCAATAATAAAAGTAAGTCCTAATACTTTAACTAATAATAATGCTTTACAAAGAATGTTTTTTAATAATTATACTTTAAAAACTGTAACTTTTTCAGGAATGGCAGTCGATGAAACTTTTGGTAATGGGGAATATTTTCAAATGTTTTATAATAATTACCAACTTACAAGTATAAACGGGTTACCATGGAATGCTGCTAATGATAGTGGTGATTATAGCAATACTTTGCACAACGCTAGAAATGTTGGTCATTTTACTTTTCCCGGGTTATCATCCGATGAAACAGGTTTTAGTCAAAGCATTAGCTTAAGATATCAGCCCCATGATCTTCAAAGTATAGAAAATATTTTTAGATATCTTAAAACTGGATCGTTTACTATAACTTTAACTAATAATAATTATGCAGATGGTATACCAGCTAATGTATTAGCCATAGCCACAGATAAAGGTTGGACTGTAACTACTTAACAACTATATAATATTATGAGCACTGAAACTATCAGTATGAGTACTTTCGAAGGTTTTTATATGAAAGATGGACCAAGTCATAGGACTGGTAGAATTATGTTATTTCATGGTAAAAAAATGGTAAGATTTCCTGATGGTAATACTTTACTTAGAGAGGAACATGAAACTTATAATTACCCTATAAGTGGTTGGACTTGGTTTAATAGTTTATCTGATTGTTGTAATAGTTTTGGTTTAGATATAGAAGATTATGAAGAGGAAATTTATGGCCCTTATTATACATTGATTACTGGTAAAGTGGTAGGAGAAGATAATATAGTGTAAAAATGTATACTTTTATATAAATATTAATATGAGTTTAAATCTTATAGTTGAAACACCTGCTCCTAAAGAGGAATTCGAATATATTGTTGAAGAAGGTAATTCAAAAGACAAGCAAAATTTCTTTATCAAAGGCCCCTATATGATGGCCGAAGGTGTTAATCGTAATAAAAGAATATACCCATTAGATGAAATGGTACGAGAAACTAAACGTTATGAAAATTTAATGGTTAAAACGGGTAGAGCAATGGGAGAATTAAATCACCCTACTACTGCAGATGTAGATTTAGAAAGAGCATGTCACTTAGTTACAGAAATGTCTCAAGATGGAAATGTATTTTACGGTAAAAGTAAGGTATTATCAACACCGACCGGTATGATTGTTAGAAGTTTAATAAATGATGGGGTGAGAGTTGGTATGAGTTCAAGAGCTTTAGGTCAACTTATACCTGAATCAGGTACAGAAGGAGTTAACAGAGTAAAAGATTTTAAACTAGTAGCTATTGATTGCGTAGCAGATCCTTCTTTTCCGAAAGCTTTTGTAAATGGTATCTTGGAAAGTAAACAATACGTAGTAAATAAATATGGACAGTTTGAAGAAACTTATGACAATTTTGAAAATAATATATCTACTATGCCATTAAAAAATAAAGATCAATTTTTAAAAGATAATATAATTAAATTTTTAAAGAGCTTATAATATGAAAGAAATAAAACTAAACATTAAAAAATTTATAGGTAATGTTATGAATCGTAATTATAAAAAAGCGAGTTCCGATTTATCTAACGTAATTAACAAGAAAATGGAACAAAAGATATTAAATAATAATATAAATATATTCTAATTATGGACATTAAACAAATATTATCTGAAGCTACTAACGGAGCACTTAATGAAGAAGTTCTATCTGAAATTGAAAAAGTCTTTGAACAAAAGATTAATGATAGAGTAGAAATACATGTTGAAAAAGCCCTTAATGAGCAAGACGAGCTTTATACAGAAAAGCTTAATGAATTAGTTCAAAAAATAGATGAAGATCATTCTTCCAAGTTAAAAAGAGTTGTTGAAGCTATTGATACTGATAGATCTAATAAATTAAAGCTAGTTATTGAAAAATATGAAAGTGCTTTAGGAAATGAAGCAGAAGGATTTCAAGATCAATTAATTGAAAGTATTTCTGATTATTTAGATGTATATTTAGAAGAAAAAATCCCAGCTGAAAGTGTTAAAGAAGCAGTTAAGAACACTAAAGCTAAGAAAATTTTAGAAGGCTTGAGAAGCCATCTAGCAGTTGATAGTGCTTTAGAAAAGGAAAGCATTAAAGAAGCCGTTATTGACGGCCATAATCAAATTAATGAAGCTTCAAAGAAGCTTGAGTCTGTTGCAGAAGAAAATGCAGTTTTAAAAGAAGAATTAGATACAGTGAAGGCTGGATTAGTTTTAGAACAAAAAACTGCAGGTCTTGATAAGAGAACAAAGCAATATGTAAACAAAGTTATGAAGGGTAAGGACGAAGAGTTCATTAACGAAAACTTTGATTATACATTAAAGCTATTTAAAAAGAAGGAAAGCGACAGACTCGAGACATTGAAAGAAGAAGCTTTAAGTACCAGAGAAGATGTAGATAGGGTAATATACGAAGATAAACAAGAAGTTGTTAACGAAAGTGTATCATCACCTTATCTTAGCGAATTATCTAAGTACTAAACTTTCATAAATCGTTTAGGTATTCCTGAGTTTCCTGGTTTTTTAAACCTTGGGGTCGAATATAAAGGAAAATACAAACTATGAATACAATCAGACCTACACAGGCTTATATTGATGAGAATCGCGCTGCACAACTTCTTGAGAAGTGGGCTCCAGTATTGGATTACACTTCCAAAAGTGTTGCTGCGATTGAAGATAGCCACACTCGTTTAAATACTGCTATGCTTTTGGAAAACCAAGAGTCATGGTGTTTGAATGAAGCAGGACCTAATTATGGTTCTTCTGGCATTAATGGTAACGTAGCTGGTAGAGATGGATCACTAGGTGGTGCTGCTTCTATTGGAGCTGCTACTAATGTAACTGGTACTCCAGGTACAGATTCTTATGCTACTGGCGACTTCCGTCTTCCAAAGATCTTGATTCCGATGATTAGACGTACTTTTCCCGAGTTAATTACAAATGAAATCGTTGGTGTTCAACCAATGGCAGGTCCAGTCGGTCTTGCTTTCGCTCTTCGTTATCGTTACTCAGGTGAAACACTTGGTAATGGTCAAGATGGTTCAGATGTCAGTAATCAAATTACTGGTAGACAAACTACTGCTTCTGGCGCTGTTTCTTCGTTTACATTCGGTGTAGGTGGTAACACACCTGGTGCCGCTGGTGAACAAGCAGCCGTACTAGCTGATGCAGCTAATACTGAAGCTGGTTTCCAAGAGCTTAAGACTGCTTACACTGGTACATCTGCAGGCTTCCTATCTGGTAATTCTTCATTCTCAATGTCTGAAGCTGATGCTGGTGTTGCTGCTTTACTTAGAAACTTCGAAGTAACTGGTAACATCCCAACCATGGAAGTATCATTCGAAAAGACTGCTGTTGAAGCTGGCACAAGACGCTTAGGCGCTCGTTGGTCAGTAGAACTTGAGCAGGATCTTAAGAACATGAATGGTATCGATATCGATACTGAATTAACAAAC